CCCGCCGCGCCATCGACGAGGTGCTTTCAATTCTCCATCAGGAACCATGAAAACAGTCGAATCTGCCCGGAAAAGACTCGAACGCATCTGGCGTGATGCCTGGCGTCCGCCCGACCGCCGGCCCCCGTGGGCGTGGTGTGAGGACCATATCACCTCGATACCATACTCGCCGATCCCTGGGCGGTTTCGTTCGGGCAACTCGCCGTGGATGCGCGAACCGATGGAAGCTCTGGTCGATCCGAAGATCCGTCTGGTGAGCATCATTGCCGCGATCCAGAGCGGCAAAACCAGCGTCGGCGAACTTGGCATCGCCTATATCATCGCCAACCTGCCCGGCCCGGCCCTGTGGCTCGACCAAACCGACGACGACGCCAAGGACCAGAGCGAAAGCCGGTTGCAGAAACTCTTCGACGAATGTCCGCCGGTCAGGAGTCTTTATCCGGCCAACCGGCACAAGCGACGCCTCGCCACCGTGCATTTCGCCAATGGCATGACCTTGTGGGTGTTGGGTGCCCATAACAAAACCAACCTCCAGCGTCGGTCAATTCGCTGGCTCATTGGGGACGAAACGTGGCGTTGGCCGCAGGGACACATGGCGGAAGCTGAGGCGCGGGTCACCGCGTTCGGTTGGCTGGGCAAGTGCCTGTTCATGAGCCAGGGCGGCGAGGATGACGACGACACCCACCGCAAGCATGAAGCAACCGACATGCGGGTTTGGACATTCGCCTGCCCGCACTGCCATCACCGCCAGCCATTCAAATGGGAGCAAGTCGAATGGAGCAAGGACGCCCGAGACGAGGACGGTGAGTGGAATTTCCAACGCGTCCGCGAAACCACCATCATGCGCTGCGTGTCGTGCAACCACTACTTCGACGATAGCGACCGGACGCGCCGCGAACTCAATCTATCGGGCCGCTACATGGTCACCAACCCGAACGCACCGAAGGAAAACGCCGGATTCCACTGGAATGCCCTGTGCGCCATGAGCTGGGGGCGGCTGGCCGAGTTATACCTTCGTGCCAAAGCCGCTGCCCGCAGGGGCGACGTGTCGCTCATCCAGCAGTTCTATCAAAAGCGGCTGGCGCTGGCGTGGCGCGAGTATCTGGAGGACTACAAATTGGAGATCGTGCCAGGCGGCTATCTCAAGGGTGAAACCTGGGACGGCGAGGCGGGCGTCGATGCCGCTGGGCGGATCGTTCCTGCCGGTGATCCGTCCGTCTGCCCGTTGCGCATCCTCACAGTGGACTGCCAGATCGATCACTTGTTCCTGGTAGTCCGCGCATGGGCCGATGACGGATCCAGCCGACTGATTTGGAACGAGCGGGTGTTCACCTACACCGACGTGGAGACTATTCAGGAGCGGTTCAGCATTCATCCGAATCTCGTCTTCGTGGACGCGGGCCACGCCACCTACGATGTGTATCGCGAGTGTGCGGCACACGGCTGGACTGCCCTCATGGGCGACAAACGCGCCACCTTCACTCACAAGGTCAAAGGCCGGAAGTCGGTGGAACGGTTCTATTCGCCGCGCCGCAAGGTGGTGCTCGGTCGGGGTCAAAGTTGCTCGGTGTTCTATTGGTCCAATCTCAACATCAAGGACACGCTCGCCCGCCTGCGACGCAACCAGGACCGCGACAACGGCCCGGTGTGGGAAGTGCCCGACGACATCGACGACGACTATCTCGCCCAGATGGAAAGCGAGCACCGCATCAAGAAGGGCGGCAAGTGGCTGTGGGAGCGGATCGGATCAAGACCTCAGCATCTGTTTGACTGCGAGGCAATGCAAGTCACTGCCGCAACCATGCTAAAGATCATCGGACGTGAGGCGGTGCCCGGCCCTGATGCGGTTGACACGCCGGACGGGGAACCATGAAAACCATCATCGTTCTCACCTCGTTGTCCGTCCTGTTGCTTTCCGCCTGCACCACGCCCCCTCCCGTGAGCGGCAGCATCACCAGCAAGTTCGGCACGCTCAAACTCCTGCCCACCGGCCAGGTCGAAATCGTCGTTGATCCCTTCACCGGCAAGTAACCCGAAATGTTTTCCGTCATGAACACGGCACTTTGGAAAAAGATCCAATCCTTCGTCGGGGTGGCCGCTGACGGCATCCCCGGCGACATCACGGCTGCGGCCGTCGCCGCCAAACTCGGGATCGTGGTGGAAACTCCCGCCCCCGTCCCGGGCAACATGGTTTTCGACAACCGCTCGGAAACCAACATTGCCACGCTGTTGCCAGCCGCGCAGGCAATGGCCCGCCAGTGGTTGCGCAAGTGCCTCGACGCGGGCATCAACGTGAGGATCATCTGCGGCAACCGGACCTATCAGGAACAGGACGCGCTTTATGCCCAGGGCCGCACTGCGGCGGGAGCGAAAGTCACCAACGCCCCGGCCGGTTATTCGTGGCACAACTTCGGCGTGGCGTGGGACTTCGTGGTCTTCGATGCCAATGGCGAACCGCAGTGGGAAAGCCCGCTGATGGAAAAATGCGGCAGGGTCGCCGAATCGCTCGGCCTCGAATGGGGCGGCAGTTGGACAAGCTTCCAGGACACGCCGCACATCCAGTTGAAGGGATTGCCTACGCTGGCCGAAACCCGGGAGTTGGTGAATGGAGGCAAGTGGAATCCCGCGTGACCGGCAACATCAAACGATCATGGCACGCGGACTCTTCATCACCGGATTCACTGTTGCCGAGGTGCTTGGCATCCAGCGCCGCGCCAAGGAATTGCTCCTTGAAGGCAAGACGGTCATGAACTGGAACGATGCGGAAACGTCGGTCTCGAAGCAGTTCGCGATGCCGGTATCCGAAGTCCTTGAGGAAAGCGCCTGTGCGTTGCGCGTTCTCGATCCGGCCACCTATGGCAGGCACCGCAACGTCGCCGCCTCATTCATCGACTGCCACCTACCGAAATGATCCGATTCAAAAAGATAGCCCTGCGATTTCTTCCGCCGGTTCTTGTCCCGAAAGCATGGTGGTCGTCGTATGAGGCGGCCAACTGGTCGTCGCGCCGGGGGTTGGTGCCTGGGTCGGCGCCTACGGACTCCCGCAACGAACTCACGGCGGGAGTGCGCAGTGAACTGGTCCGCAAGTCGCGCTACCTGCACAAGAACAGTGGGTTTGTCAGGGAATTGGTCGCAAACATGGCGATCTATTCCACTGGCGACGGCATCCGCGTTCAGGCGCAATCCGGCAATCCCGCATGGAACCGCACCGCCGAGGATTACTTTTCGTTGTGGGCGGCCCGCTGCGAAATCACCCGGCGATTCTCGTTTGAGGAATGCCAGGCGCTCGTCTGCCGGGGCATGGACATCGACGGCGAATACTTCGTCCACAAGACCCGCGACGGCGATGGCGAACCGCGCATCCAGTTGATTGAATCCCACCGCATCGGCGGTGACCTTGTGTCCGGCGAAACCATCGACGGCGTGGGACTCGACGCCTGGGGCGCGCCGATCTTCTACCGGGTGCTGGAGGACGGCGGCAAAACCCGCGACCTGCCTGCCACCTCGATCCTGCACGTTCACGAACCCGAATGGGCGGGCGGTGTCCGGGCGCATCCCTCGATGCAGCATTCCATCAATCACATCCTGGATGAAATGGAATTGCTCGCATTGGAAAAGCACGCCGTGAAGGACAATGCCGACGTGGCACGCATCCTGAAGACCGCACGCGGCGAGATTGATGACAATGGTGACTTCGTGGTGGGTGGCTCAGGTCCCAGCAACGAACCCAGCGACCCGGTTTCGCTCCAACGCATTGTCGGCGGCAAACTGGTCGCGCTCAAGCCGGACGAATCGCTCGACAGCTTCCAGTCGAACCGCCCGTCGCCCACGTTCACCGGATTCCTTGAGTATCTGCGGCGTGATTCGGCGCTCGGCATGATCCCGTTCGAGTTCGCGGCGGATTCCAGCAAGATCGGTGGCGCGGGGGTGCGCTTGATCGTGGCTAAAGCAGATCGCCGGTTCTCATTCCGCCAGATGATCCTTGAACGGCGCCTGATCCGTCCGGTGTGGGCGTATGTGATCGGTGACGCGATCAGCCGGGGACTGCTGCCGCCCATCGTCGGATGGTGGAAGATCAGTTCCACGCCACCAAAGCGTGTGACCGTGGACGCGGGACGGGAAGCCCAACAGAACCGCGCCGACGTGGAAATGGGGCTGAAAACCTTATCGGATCACTTCCAGGAACTCGGTGCCGACTTTGGTGAGGAAATCGAACGCCGCGCGGCGGATGCCAAGCTCATTCTCGAAACGGCAACCAAGTATGGCGTGCCCGTGGACATGCTGTGGAAGCCCACCGGCGGGTTGAGTGTGATGCGAACCGCGTTGACACTGCCGACTGCCGGAAAATAAATGGGAAACGACGGCACTGGACATGAGGACGTAGCGGAAAGTGGGACGACTCACCCACCTGTTTTACGCACCGGCTTGAATTCCGTCCTGATGCTCCCTGGTTCGTTCTGTAGGATGAGGCACGAGATGGTCCACTGGCCGTCGGGCAGTTTGCGAAAATCCAAACCAGCCTCGCCGGTGTAAGTCTTTGCCACACCGTTGGACTGGTAGTGGAAATCGGTGAACGTTAGTTCAGCGTACGATACATCCGACGCGTAACCATAGGCGAAAACTTTGTTCACTGTTACCTGCTGCTGCTGGCCTTTTTTAAAGCGGTTCGGGCCCTGAAAGGACGGTGGTTGGGCAAGCCAGGCATCGAGAATCCTGCAGGCCTGCTCTTTGGGGACGTTGGGAGTGAAATCCATGCAGCCGACCATTGCCAGTGCAAGTCCAACCAAGGCCACAGAGCGGAGCATTACGAATTGTTTCATTGCAAGGGCATCCAATTGGTTTTTGATATTCGTCCACGGAGGGTGTGTGAAAGTCGTGTTAAGTTATTAAGGATGATGTTCGCACGGGCCAAAAGCCATTCCCTCCGGCCCGGAAGCCTGCCGCAAATTCAGCCGGCTAACAACGTTTTTTTTGTGCGGGCGCTTGCTGAGGATGTTGCGGGCCAGCCTGCCAGCCAAACCTTGGAGTCCACCAATCCGGGGATGGTGGCGAATCAGCCTCACGTTGCCAAGGTTTGAACACCAAGACGGGTATGAGTCCGCGTGTGCGTCAAAGCCAGCGTTGACACCGCAAACCGGGCGTGAATCCGGTATTCCTGCAAAATAGTGATTGGTTGATCCAGCCCGAGGCCCTGCAAGCCATGGCGGCGGCGGTCAGTCTGTTCCGCGAGCGCGGCGGCGCGTTGCCTCAATCGGCACCGTCCAATCCATTGCTCAGCGTTGAGAATGGCATCGGCACCGTGTCTATCGAAGGCCCGATCCTACGCAAACCTGATGTCTTTGACCGCGTGCTGATGGGTGCCACTGATTCAGCGGAGATTGGCGCGGCCCTGCGCGAGGCGGGTGGGCGGAATGACATCAAGGCGGTGTTTCTCGACATCGACTCACCCGGCGGCACCGTGGCGGGAACACCCGAACTTGCCGCCGCCGTGGCATCCATCAACGAACGCAAACCGGTCTATGCATTCTCTTCCGGCCTGATGTGTTCGGCGGCCTACTGGATCGCGAGCCAGGCACGCGCCGTCTATGCCACGCCATCCGCCCGCGTCGGATCAATCGGTGTGGTGCAGGCCGTGATTGATAATTCCGCCGCGCTCGATGCGCGGGGGATCAAGGTGGAAGTGTTTTCTGTCGGCAAATACAAGGCGATGGGTGCTCCCGGCACGCCGCTAACCGACGATCAGCGGGAATTGATTCAATCCAATCTGGCCGAAACCGCAGCGGATTTCCATGCGGCGGTGCTGTCGCGGGGGCGTGCAATCCCGGCTGAGGCCATGGAAGGCCAGACATTCAGCGGGCGGCAGGCACAGCGATTCAACCTGGCTGGCATGGTCCCGGATCGCGCCGAAGCGATGCGCCGCCTGCGGGTTTATCACACGTCGGTTGACACGGAATCCCGTGCGATGAACGACTCACCCGAAGACTTGCTAGCCGATGCCCGCGCCCAGGTTGAAACCCTCCGGCGGGATCACGCCGCCCAGGGCGACTTGCTAACCGAAGCGTCCGCCAACCTTGATTCGCTGCGCGGCGAAGTCGCTACGTTGACCGCCGACCTGCAAACCGTCCGCACCGAACGCGACAGCGCCAATGCGGAAATCACCACCCTGCAAACCCGCATCACCACGCTTGAGGCATCACAGGCAAATTTCGACACCCGCCTCCAGACCGAGGTGGCGCGGGTTGTCGCCTCCACCGGCACCACGCTTCCGGCCCGCGTCACCCCGGCGGGCGACGACAACACGCTGCCTCAGAACGCCACGTTGCAGGACTTGGTCGCCCAATACGACCGCCTTGTCACCCAGCGCCGTCCCGAGGAGGCCGCCGTATTCTTCCAACAACACCTCGCCAAACACTTCATCCGCTAAACCGCCATGTCCAACACCAACGCAACAGTCAATTCCGCCATCATCGCCCAGACGGCGCTCACCACGTTATTGGCGAAGTTTCCCATCCTCGAACGGATCGCCACCGACTTCAGTTCGGCGAGCGTCAAGTTCAACCAGGACATCATCACCCACATCGTCACGCCGACCGTGGCCCGCGATTTCGATCCGGCCACCGGTTATGTGCCCGATGACCAGGCGCAGACCGACGTGTCCGTGAAAATCAACAAACACGCCTACGCGGGTTATGCCATCACCGACGTCGAGCGCTCAACCAGCCAGATCGACCTGAACCAACGCTATGCCGACAAGGTGGCCTACGCACTTGGTCGTAAAGTCTGCGATGATCTGCTGGCACTCATCATCAACGCCAACTTCAATTTCAAGACCGAAGTGGCACAGGCGGCGTTCGGGCGCGACTCGGTGGTGGACGTGTCCACCAAACTCAATAAGCGGTTCATCCCTGACATGGGGCGCTTCATGTTCGTCAATTCCGACTATTACAACGCCCTGCAAAAGGACGAGGCGCTCTACAAAGCCTACATCACCCCGCAGGCTGCTAGCACCGTGGTCACCGGAATGCTGCCCGACGTG